ACTTTGATAATTACACAAATGAGGGCTGGCGTATTAGGTACTTCGCCATCTATTAATACTGAGGTTTACTGGAATGATAGTTTAAATGTAATTGGTGGCGGTGCGACATTGTTAGTTACGGGCGGAACATCTGTAACAAGTACCATAGGTGCTACAAACGTAACATCGTTTACAAATAATAAGATTCCGCCAAATGTATGGGTATTTGTTCGTACATCAACGGTGGCAACAAAGCCCACTTATTTTACTTTGACTTTGTTAGGATATAAAAAAAGAATATGAGATTTACTTTTGTAATATTACTTTTTTTGAGTTTAAATGCGGATGCTCAAATGATTATAAAGGCGCATCCTAATTACAAGCCTTTTCCCGTTGCTGCTAATTTATTATTAGATACATACACAGGGGCGGTGGCCGCTTATTCTTTGCGTAAACTTAGAACTGCATACACAGGAAGCGCAATAAGGGTAAGAAGGTCAAACGATAATAGTGAACAGGATATAGGTTTTACTTCAAGCGGTGATTTAGATACTGCTTCGTTAAAAAGTTTTGTTGGTGTTAATAATGGGAGAGTGACGATTTGGTATGATCAATCAGGAAATGGTAGAAATAAAACAAACGCAACAGCGGCAACACAACCTGAGATAGTATTTAATGGTACAGTAAAAAGAACTAACGGTAAACCTTGTGTAAATTTTCAAAGTGTGAATGTTTTAACTTCTGCTTCAACATATACCATAACACATCACGTAATGGTAGCAAAAGTAAATGTTCAGCAAACAATTAATTATAGTTATGCAAATGCAAATAATGGATTTTTTTGGAACGGTAGCTTTGCAGGGGTTAATGGGTTAGGAGGATTTGATGGAACAAATGTAAGAAGCATTACAGGTGAAGATTTAAATCAGCATTTAGGGTGGTTTTCACAAAGAAGCAGTAGTTTATTTGTAGCTAAGGATGGCAGTTCGGAAACAAATACCGGTGCTTTTGCTTCGTCTATAACAGTAGATAGATTAGGCGGCAGACAAAATGCGGCCGCAATTGATTTTCAGGGCGAAGTTCAGGAGGTTGTCGCATGGAATTCAGATCAATCCTCAAACAGAAATGGAATACAAACAAACATAAATTCTTATTATGTCATTTATTAAAGTGCTTCCGCAGGGAGGATTAACAAGCGCGCAAAGGGCGGAGGCTATAAGTTACGAATTATGGGCAATAAGCAGGCCGCCAGCAATCCGTAACCCGAATGATGTTACGGCTTATATGTTTGGATGGGTGAAGCACCCTACACAAGACCCCGCTTATGCGGAGTTAGTTGATACGGCTTTGCATGTGCAATTAGATTATAACATAATTGTACATCCCGAAAACAATCTTACTAATCTTATCGCTTTGTTTCCTGAGTTATCGCAAGCGGAAAAAGACGGACTTACAGCGTTTATTGAATCACAACAAAGTTTCCCGTTTCAGTATATAATACCACAGGATACTACTGTATTTACTTACCAACAAATGAAAGATTCAGGATGGTTTCCTGATATAGAATTGATATGAGAGGATTTATATTACTATTAATTGCTTTGTGTCTGTCAATAATTTTATTGCCTGTAGGCTTTGCATTTCAATTAATAGTTACATCATCCAGATCACTTAACAGCTACCTTTTCACCATTGCAAAGTCAATCGATCAATTAGGCAATGTCATTTGCGCAGATCTGTTTAATTACACAATGATTAAAAAGAACGGTTATAAGTTTGGTAACGAAGATGTTACGATTAGTCACGTTTTGGGCGTTAATAAACGTTTTAACAATTTGACTTATACAGGCAAAGCATTAGCATGGTTATTAAATACAATAGAAAAAAATCACGTAGAAAAAGCAATAGAATATGAGCGCAAAGATTGAGCCGTTAATGATGTCATTGCTGAGCATTATGGCATTTATAACAAAAAATGATATAGTTTTTATTTTTACGATTACTGGTTATTCGGTTTGGATTTTGCGCAATTTGCCTGCCGCCATTAAAGTAATTAAATCAATTAAAAAAAAGTAATATGCCAGAATGGTTGAAACGATTAACGAAGACAGATATTAGAAACAGCCTTGCGATTATCATCGTTTTAGGTTGTTTTGGCTTAGTTTACCTTTTACAAGTAAAGGCTATTCCTCAAGAAAATCACGATATAGTTAACATCGTTGCAGGGTTTATATATGGTGGTGCGCTTGCCGGTGTGGTTGGCTTTTATTTCGGAAGTACAAAACAAGATAAAAACCATAAAAATGAAGATTAACTATATTTTGATAATTGCGTTATTATTTCAATCCTGCTTACTTCCTAAAAAGTTGGATAAATTTTTCGATAAAAAGCCTGTTTTAGCGGCTCAAAAGTGTGCTGAGAAGTTTCCTATTAAAGAAACTATTGATACGGTTATAGTGGTGGATTCAGCTACTTTGCAGGCATACGAATTAGAGTTTGTGCATCTTTATTTAATGCTCGATTCTTTGTTAGGTAATGAGGTATCAGATTCAGTAAAGCGTGAAATAGTTACAGTATTTCAGGAAAAGAAAGTGCCTGTAATTAAATATAAATACATTACCAAAACTATTGAGAATACAGCCAAAATTCAGGTTATAAAGGATTCTTTGACTACTCAAATTAATGCTTTGAATGATAATTATTCAAAGATTACAGATGAATATTTTAAGGAAAAAGAAAGAGCAGAAAAGTATAAAAAGCATTTAAAAATCCATTATTGGTGGACGCTATTATTACTTATATTTATTTTTAGGAAGGATATTCTTAAAATCTTAACTAAACATATTAAAAGATAATGCCAATAGTAAACATAAAATACGACATATCAGATAGAGATGATCGTATGTCTTTTCAGCGGGCCATGTACAGTTTAGACATGGCTTCTTTCATTTTTGAGGTTATCTATAATGGCAGGAAGAAGTGCGAGTCTATTTATGGCGAAGATGCCACAATAGAACAGGTATGGGAATACATACACAAACAGCTCGAAAACCATAACATAAACATTGACAACATCATCGAATGAAAGCACAAATCGCAAGGGAATACAGGAAGAAACACGGTATGGAAATGCCTACAAGACAGCTTTCCAGAATCATGTACGAAGAGAACAAATCTGCATTTCAAGATTATGAAGATGCAAGAAATGCACTTAGATATATTGAGGGTAAGAAAGGAGGCGGTAGAAATAGAGAATCTGTAAAAAATACAGTGTTTTTTAAGGAAGGAAGCAGGCCATTGAATCCTTATAAATTACCTGAATCAGAAGAGTCTAAATATGAGCCGTATGTCGTAAAGGCAAAAAAGCTTGCTGTTCTTTCAGATTGTCACGTACCTTATCATTCAATTCAAGCTTTGACAGCCGCTTTTGATAAAATAGCTGAAGAGAAGCCTGATGCGATCCTTTTAAACGGGGATACTATTGATTTTTACGGTCTTTCTAGGTTTATGAAAGATCCACGCAAAAGATCAGTTGCACACGAACTACAGGCTTTAAATGAGTTTTTAGATGTATTGCAGCAATTTGGATCTAAGATTATTTACAAGCTAGGCAATCATGATGAACGTTATGAGCATTTTTTAATGCACAAAGCACCTGAACTTTTAGGCATTCCGGAGTTTAAGTTTGAGAATCTGCTCAAAGCAAAGGATAGGGGAATGGAAGTGATCGGTGAAAAGCGGATAATAAAGGCAAATAAGCTTAACATTATTCACGGTCACGAATACCCATCCGTATTTAGTCCGGTTAACATTGCAAGGGGTCTTTATATGAAAGGTAAAGTATCTGCAATGCAGGGCCATAATCACCAGGTCTCAGAGCATACGGAAACTGATATGAATGGTGAAATAGTTACAACGTGGAGTTTGGGTTGCCTTTGCGAATTAAACCCTGCTTATATGCCCTTAAATCGTTGGTCGCAAGGTTTCGCAATGGTTGACTTAAATGCAAACGGAAAAGATTTTGAGGTGAGGAATTACCGAATTTATAAAGGCAAAATATTATGAGCGAAGAAGCACAGATACAAGATTTTCGTGAATGGACTGAAAACGAACTTTTGCAGATTATCGATAGCAGCCTTTCCGTACTTAGCACCCTTGCTGAACTAACAGACGCTGAATACCGTACCTATGATGAAGAATTGGATGATATTAACACCGTAAAGAAAAACACATTTAGAATTATCTTTGCAGCACAATCCAAACTTAAAAAATACATTAAAGAATATGAGCAAAGGAACAACGATAATAAGGAAATTTGAGGGCTTAAAATTGCAAGCCTATTTATGCCCTGCCAACGTTTGGACAATAGGTTACGGCTCAACGTTTTATGAGAATGGCAGTAAGGTTCAGCCTGGAGATAAAATCACAATTGAGCGTGCAGATCGCTTACTTTTTGATATGGTTAAGAGATTTGAAAACGGTGTAAAAGGTATTGTGAAAAGTGATCTTAATGTTAACCAGTTAGGTGCGCTCACATCCTTTGCTTTTAATGTTGGCATTGGCGCCCTACAAAAAAGCACACTACTTAAGAAAGTGAATGCAAATCCTAACGATCCAACGATACGTAATGAGTTTATGCGTTGGACACGTGCCGGTGGCAAAGTATTAAACGGACTTGTAAAAAGAAGAGAAGCCGAGGCTAATCTTTATTTTCAGTCAGTTTAAAAAATCATCCCCTTTATATTCAGGATATTCATCCCTCATATTCTCAATACCATTGGCCCAAAGGACTCCGATAATAGTAAGTAGAAAAGCAATAACGGCGATAAGTATTACTGACATCATAACGTGTGTACTGTTTTAGCGTAAAGATCAACATTGAAATAACTGCTATTACATTTAGGATAATAAAGATGTTTGTAATCCCTGCAATAGCTGCCCATTGCCTGGCGCTTTATTCCATATTCATCCGCTATATCTCGCGGCTTTCTGCCATCTTTTAAGGCTTTTACAATAATCTCTTTTAATTCAGGGGTGAGTGGTTCTTTTCTCATATTATATCATTTAAGGTATAAAAAGTTATGTTTAGGTTCTATTTATGCTGTTTCGGGTATAATTGTAAACCGTCTTTTATAAAATGGAGGCAATGCGCAAACTGCTTTGCAGCGGTCACGCATATGGATAACGGTTGAGTGATCGCGTCCTAAAAATGTTCCTATATCCTGCAAGGTTACATTTTCGTATTTGCCTATAATGTGCCTCACAAAATGAGTACGCACCCTCACCCTACTTTGTAACCTACCTTGTTTTGCTTCGGTAGGGTCAACGTTATGAAGTTTACATATTTCGACCCATTCATTTTGCAGATTTGGAGCGGCTGAAATCTGATCCATTAAAGGCACCTCCCGATGTATGAGCGTTTTTGTTCCTTTAATAATGTTGTGAATTCTGTTTAATAGCGGCTTAGGCACTCTTTTAAAGTACGGATGTAATTCCTCCTCAATTAATTTAATAGCTTCATGTGTTGTCATTTGTCAAATATTACCTTTGTTATTTTATTCATTCCGTAATACTTGCCTGAGTGAAACACCTGCAAAACTATTTCAAACATTTTCTCCGGGTCGTATTCTATTTCAACATTATCATAACCGTCCAAATATTTTTCAATGTGGGTTATTTTAATAAATTTTGTGTCTACATGGTTGTTAATTGATTCAACCATTTCTTTAGGTAGAATAAATTTGTCTTTTGTCATGGCTTAGGTTTTAAATGATTATTTCTTTTTCTGATGATAAAATGAATACTTGAAAGCCGTTTTGTGTTAATTGATCATGTCTAAATTGCTGAAGTTCAGTTGGTTTTTTGCCTGGTTGTTTGACCTCAACAAATACCGTTTTTCCGTCTTTTAAACACATGAGATCGGGGATGCCATTGCAGTTGGTTTGGATCAGTTTTACAACGATCCAACCTGCATTCTCAAAGCGTGCTTTGATCTTAGTTTGAATTTTGCTTTCCATACTTATAAATTATCTGCAAAAAGTCCGATAATGATAATGGCAGCGAGAAGGTAGGCCGCCTGTCTGTTGGTTAAGTCAAATGATGATTTGTGCATGGTTTAGGTTTTTAAAATGGGGCAAAGCCCCCGTTAGTTAATTATTAAAAGTTATTTCTACCATTCTTTCAGCTAAAAAGCATTTGATTTTATTACCTATAATTCTTCCTTTTGTCAATTTAGAATAAACTTTAATAGCTTCATTTAAAGGGAGTGAAGAAGTTACGGTTTTTGTTTTTTTAGTTTCAATGTCTGTTGCTGTAATTGTTGTCATGGCTTTTTTGTTTTGTTACACAAAGATAATACTTTTCAACAAAGTGCAAAACTTTTTTTAATATTTTTTTAAAATATTTTTTACCCTATCTCAAAGTCCTGTTTAAAATAGCTTAAAGTATAGTCTTTTTTCTGCTTCACCATCTTATAAACTCTCTCCTCAATGCCACCTTCTGAGAATAGCCAAATCACTTTACAAGGCTCCCCCCTGTCTTTGCTTTGCATCCGGGCGCGTGCCTGCCAATATGAAACGGCGCTAAAGTCAATATTAAGCATTATGAGAGCCTCTGCTGTTGAAAGGTTAATACCTTCCCGTCCGCTGCTGATCTGTGAAAGAAACATCTTAGAATCACTTTGAGCGAACTCATCAGGGTTTGACGTAAAGCGATCCGCACCGAATGTTAGGTAAAGCATATGCTCCTCCGCCCTGTATTTGTAGAAAATAGCAATCTTCTTTCCTTTAAAATTCTCTTTTATCCAATATGCTTTTGAGCGGTCAAATATTACACTCTCATCCTTTTTGTCTATAACCGTACCCGAATACACCTGATGCAGCTTAGACATAAGAGCGGCGCCGGTATCTGCTAAGACTACGTTTCCATTATTGCCGTTAAAGATCCTGTCTTTCTTAAGTTTGTCGGCCAAGTAATAAGTGGACGGCTGCATCTTAATTTTTACTATTTCCTCGATAACATCCTGTTTAAATCCAGCCTGCTCTTGGGTGAAAGGAATGATTAAATGATCTGTCATTTGTTTAATTTTAGTTTGATTTGCGTTTGAGTAGTCGTTTACTTTTAATCCTTTGAAATACTTGAGCCTAATATCCACATATTCAGCGGCCCATTTGTAAAAGTTAATGTAATTTTTGAACGGTGAAAAACTGCTAACATGCAACTGATGAAACAACTGGCTGTAAGTTTCCGGGGTTGGCGTGCCGCTTAGATAAATGATCGGTTTACCTTTGCAGATGTTTTTCAGAATCTTCACTTTGTTGGCAGGTTTTGGGTATTGGCCTAAACAATGCGCCTCATCCAAAATAATCAGATCAGGTGAAACGGTTACATTATGTAACTGTTCGTAGTTGGTAACCGTCAAAGCGAAGCTCAATCCCAATGCTTTGTGATCTGCAATAATGCCGTCAATTACTTTTTTCTTTGTCACAAATAGAACCAACTTTTGCGACAGATTCTCAGCTGTTAATAAGGCTGTGGCGGTTTTGCCAGTGCGGACTTGCATCGCTAAATAAACTAAGCCATGTTTGCGGATGATGTCGGC